CCGTCGTCGAACTCATCATCGCGAATGCTGGTCTGGAGCTGGATGTTGAACATGTATCGTGGCTCGCCGTTGGGCCACGTCTTGGGCTCACCCGTGGTGAGGTCGGTCTGCTGACGCTTGGCCACCGAGATGATCGTTCCGGTCACCATGTCACCGATGTTGTCGAACGGGAAGTTCTTGCCTCCGCCGCCCATGAAGTCGTCATAGGCACTACCGGTCACGGTACTCTCCTTTGTGGACTGTCTAACTTAGACACCTGGACATCCTTCATCACTAGCTCCCGTCAGGGATCCGCCCCTGAGGAAGAATGGGCAGTAGCCGCAGTGGTCCTCGGCCGCTGGGATCTTGTCATAGACGTGCGGGTTGTTCTCGATGTCGGCCGCGATCAGGCCACGGCCGATCGAGTACATCCGGTCGAGCGAGGCCTGCGCGATGTCAGGCCGGTACACGTCGGTCCACACGAACATGTCCGATAGCCAGCCAGATCTGGGCAGGAAGATCAGTGCCACGTGGGTGACCTTGCGGCCGGCGTCAACATGACCTTTTCCATAGAGCTGGGTCTGGATCTTGTAACCGACCGGGGCGCCGTGGCGCGTGACCTTCTTCAGGACGTCCGGTCCGCAGGTCTTGTAGTCGACCACGACGCCATCCCGGTAGACGTCGGTGTGGCCGAGCACCAAGGGGTCGATGTACAGCTCCTGCTCGGTCACGTAGGGGACCGGCACGAGGACCTGCTCCTGGTACTCGTTGACCGCCCGCTCTAGCCAGCCGTGGATCGCCGTGCCCACGATCGCGGGCCATGGGTCGCGACGGTTGTTGATGACCCGGTTGCCGGCGAGCTTGTAGGCGATCCGGCGGTCGCAGGGCGTGCCCAGCTCGGATGGGCCGATGGCCTTCTGCAACGAGCGGGGCGAGTTGTCGTTGCTCCAGTGGATGATCTCGGTTAGCTCGTTGCGGAGCTGGCCGGCGAGAACGTCCATCTGCTGGTGCTGGGTCTCGCAGCCTGGGTGAGCGCCCGTGTTGTGCATGCTCGGGTCTAAGTGATCACCGCAGAAGTAGCAGTTCAAGTGCACCCCCTCGTACCCCGTGGCAAGACCGTACACCGAGGCCCCGACAAAAACCAGGCCCCTCCTCGGGCTAAGAGAGGAGGGACCTGATCTTGGGGGGCCGGACCTTGCCTAAGGCGAGGCTAGCGTACCCACTCCGGCAGGAGGTTGCGCCGCTTGCCGGAGTTGTACAGCGCTACCAGCGCCTCGATCATGGCGATCTGGATGCGCCCGCCCTTGAGGTCCCGGATGGTCCGGGCCTTGCCGAGCAGGCCGTGCACGCCGCCCGCGACACCGGTCATCTTGGTGCGCAGGTTGTCCGTATCCAGGATCGGACCGTAGTGCTGGTGCATGATCGCCAGGGCCTCGATCAGGCGGCCGTCCAGGTTCTTCTTGCTCGCGCCCCACGTGGTGAGTACGAGGTCGATCGACCAGTTCAGCGCCTCGACGCCCTTCTTACTGTCGACGATGCGCAGAGCCGCGCCGATCGCGTTGAAGCCGTCGGGGGTGTTGATCGTGAGTTTGTGGTTGCGCAGTACCGCGTCCACCGCGACCGCGTTGGCGTCTCCCGCGTTGACCATCACCGGGAAGGCGGCGGCGATGCCGACCTTCGTGGTGTTGTTGAGCAGCCGGAAGAGGATGGCCTCCTGCTTGAGGGTCAGGCCGCTCCAGACGTTGCAGAACGTCTCCTCGTTCCACGCGTTGGCCAGGCCCGCCTTGGCGCGGTGCTGCCCGTCCAGGCAGATGAGTTCGCCACCGGCGCGACGGCTGGCGGAGAGCACGCCGATCCCGGCTGGCTCCCACTCGGCGATCATCTTGCCGAGCTTGTGGGGGTCCTCGGGCCGCTGAACCCGAAGGTCGTAGTTCAGCTCCGTGAGCTTGATGATCTCCAGCTTGGGAGTCGGGAAGCCCAACTCCGCGCTGATCGTTTCGGCATCCCTAGCCATGGTTCGTGCCTTCCTTTTCTCGTGCGAGGTGCTTGTCCGCCTGATAGCGGTTTGTGAGCCGGCGTCGAACCGGCGAGATTTCGCTGATCACTCGGATCAACGCGTTGTGCATGGCACTGACCTCCTCCGCCAGGAGGGCTGGATTCAGCTCTCCTAGTTCGGCCATCTGACTGGCCACAGTGCGCATCATTTCGATGCCAGCGGAGATGATCTTCTTCTGTTCCTGGGCCCTCTTGAGGTTGGGCTCCAGATCCGAGGCGAGGAAGCGCAGTGCGCTGATCTCGCGCGTTGTCTTGTGTATCTGGCCCCGCCCATCGCCATGGACCTGCTCCAGGAGCTTGTTGACTATCGGCATTTGCTCGGGGAACTGCTCCTGGACGTACTTGATCTGCGTCGCCATCTGCTGGACCGACACCAGATGTGATGGATTCATGCCGATCATTGCGGAGATGTCTCGGGAGAGGGCGCTGTAGCCAGTGCCCGGACCGACGGTCAGTCGGCGGCTAGGCGTCATTCCCTTCTCCTTGGCACGTAGCGACCGGCCGTAGATCGGCGAACACATGTCGTAGAACCGCATGGCCTCGCGCCATGTCAGGGACATGTGCGGCCACAGATTGTCGGTTGCTCGCTCTGCGGTCATGCGGTCTCGAAGCACGGTCCACTTGTTCGTAGAGATCGCGGGGATTTCGGTGAGGCCGAGGTTCACGAAGGCCTGCACGCGTCGACCGCCGTCGATAACTTGGTAGGTCGGATCCAGGAGAATCGGGTGCTGTAGGCCATGTTCGCGGATCGAGCGGTACAGGTCGGCCACGTCAGTGCGCCTGACGTCGTCACGAACCCACCCCGGGTTAGCGTTCACGATCAGGTGAATGGGCACCCCCACCGGTTGCTTCATTGTCCGAGTTCCCTTCGTACTCATAATGCGGAACCTAGCACTGGGGGGTACGTACCCGCAAGGAGTAGCGCAGGGGCGGGCTCATGGCCAGCGGTGAACCCGCCCCTGCTGTTCCCCAGAGAAAGGCCTACTTCTTGGCGGCCAGGGGGTTGTAAGGCACGACCTGGATCAGGCCAAGCTCCGGCACATGCGCCCGGTTGAGGGCGCCGTCCAGCTCCTTGCGAACCAGGTCGTTGATCGTGATCATGTTCGCCCCCTCCTTTGCGCCCTCCATCAGGTCGAGCTGAGGACGCAGGGAGTCGGCCGCGTGGACCAGGTCGTCGGTCTCGATGACGCCGGGCTCGCCCGCGTTGCGCGACATCGTGTACCGCTGGGCACGGTGAGCTGCCTCGACCACGAACGCGGGACGGAAGCCCTGGTAGGCCTCGGCGACGCGCTCCCAGTCGATGTCTTCGCCGATGTAGTCGGCGGTGACCGTGGCGGTGATGCACTTGCGGAACCCGGCCTCGTCCAGATCGCCGATCTCGATGATCGCGTCGATCCGGCCCGGACGCAGGGCGCCCTTCTGGATCCGATCCAGATGGTTGGTGGTGAACAGCCCGACCACCTCGACGCCCTTGTTGGTGATGCCGTCGAGCATCTCCAGCAACCGGCTGATGTCGGCGTTCGTACCGCCCTCGGCGTGCACGTCGATGTCCTCGACCACGACCACGGCCGGCGCGTACAGCGCCGCCGTCTTCATGACCGTGGCGGGATCGTCCTTGCCGGTGCGGCACATGACGAAGGTCCACCCGGACTCGACCGCCTTCTGGGCGGTGAGCATGCAGCCCAGCGTCTTGCCCGTGCCGTAGGGGCCGGCGAGCAGGATCGCCCGCTTGAGGGGCATGAGCCGGCGGACGTTGTCCGCGTAGACCACGGGGGTCCACACGTGGGCGTCGAGCTGCGCCATGACGTCAGCACTGTAGAAGACGCGGTCGACGCTCACTCCGGACAGATCGAGGAAGTTCGGGTTGTCCGCTCCATCGATCGCCTGGCCCCGGTAGATCGAGTTCTCGGAGAGATGCTTCTCGATGATCGAGAAGATCGCCTCGATGTGCTTGCGCCACTTGCGAGGCGCCTCGACCGCGAGGTGGAAGATGATGCCCCGGTCCTCGTCGTAGTTCGAGCCGACCGTAAACGTGGCCTCGTACATCGGGAAGTTGACCTCGCCCCACGGGATCTGTTCGACCTTGGTGGGAGAGGTGTTGACCGACAGGAACGTCGGGTGCTTCGGGCCGAAGAAGGTCCACTTGGTCTGGCCCATGCCGGTCGTGCCGGTGAGCTGCTTCATCACCGTCATGAACGCGTGGGCACCGTCGTAGGGCCGGTACGGCATGGAGCGATGGAAGTTGAAGGTCTGCTTCTGCTGCTTGATCCAGTTGACCAGGAAGTCAACCGCAGACTCGACCTTGCCCTCGTACTGTCCGGGAAGAACGAACCGCTCGCCCTCGAACACGAGGGCATCGTCCTGCACGGTCAGGCCGCCGAGCTGTCCGAGCAGCGCGGACACCGCATCCCGGAGCTTTTCCTCCTGGGTGGGCTCCTTGCGCCGCGCCTTTTCGTCCTGCACGGCGTCGATCACGTGAGCGATGAGGCCCTCGCTGAAGCCGTTAAGCAGGTCGAGATCGTTACGTGCCACTGTTACTTTCCTTTCTCACTGGGAACTGTTAGTGCCACCACCCCCTGGTGGGGCAGTGTCGGTGCTGTTGCGTTGAAACATGTACCTCTGTCTCGCCCGTGGCACGGATTTCTTTCGCCACACTCCTGAGCGAGTCTCTTACGCGGGCACGGTCTGGCCCATACCACTCCGCATGCCGTTCTCGCTTGCTGGGCGGACCAAAAAATATCCACCTGTGCGGATACCTGGCTTCTAGCAGGCGGAGTGGCCGATCTTTGTCGGTTCTTGCCATCGCTGAACCCCTGACTGCCGGTCGCTTACCGGTCCTAGGTCCAGCTCATGCAAAACCTCCTCGTTAGCGCGGATGGGAGGGGACGCTTTACCTTGCGCCCGAATAACAATTCGGAGCCGTAAACCGTCTCCGACACGGACAACGAAGTTAACCCGCTGACCCCCCTCCCAGTGCCACCCCGAGGATTTGAACCTCGGATTTCCCCTCTCGCTGAGTGGGGCGCTCTGCCAATTGAGCTAGATGACTTGCGCTGTTGCTTGCGGGCTACGCGGTGCAACAACGAAAACCGCGCCGGTCGCTCTGTGCAGACGAGGAAGGGAAACTCCAGTCCGCTAGCGCGCCCTAGCCTCGGAGTCCTGCATCCCCAGGTGGATCAGGCAGAAATTCCAAGGATCTTGGTTCCCACCCCGGATCGAAAGATGGCCTGCGGGGGTCCGTCGCCCCGAGGTGGGAAGTTTAGTTGTCAAGTGACCGGCTTGCTGACAGGACCAACTGTACACCACCCCTACCTACGGGTGTCAACCCCTGAAGCTGGAGAACCTGTTGTTGTTCGGATCATGTCGATAACATGATCAGGTGGACATGTCCCTCAAGGCCCGGGTTAGTCGGTTACCGGCCGAGCAGCGCCGGGCCTGGGTTGAGGCTCAGTCGGAGCAGGCCCAGCGAGAGATGGCTCGGGGCGAGTGGTGGTGGACTGCCCGTCCAGAACAGGTCCCGCCGCCCGGGGACTGGTTCATCTGCCTCATGCTTGCCGGCCGTGGATTCGGCAAGAGCCAGGCCGGGTCAGAGTGGACGGTCGAACAAGTCCTGAAGCACCCGTATGACGTTCGCGGCACTCCTACTGAATGGCTCGTGATCGCCGAGACGCTCTCCGATGCACGCACAATTTGCATGGAAGGCCCAGCCGGGATCCTCCAGGTCCTGCGCCGCAAGGAGGTCAAACACCGTTACCTCAAGTCCCCGCGACCGATGATCCAGTTCCCGAACGGCTCCAAGATTTACACGGAAGGTGCCGACGACGCGGACGTCGGTCGTGGGTACAACGCTGCCGGGGCCTGGCTGGACGAGATCGGCAAGTGGAAGACTCCCAAGCGGTCCTGGATCGAGGGCATCATGCCCTCTCTGCGCTCGGACCTCGTTGGTGACCGGCCCCGTGCCTTCGTGACCACCACCCCGAAACCGATTGATCTTTTGCAAGAGTGGCTTCGCCGCGATGACGGCACAGTACACATCGTCCGAGGGTCTACATTCGACAACCAGAACAATCTGAGCGCGCACATGGTCCGAGAACTGAAGACCCGGTACGAGGGCACCATGATTGGCCGCCAGGAACTCTATGGCGAAATGGTCGAGGGGTTCGAGGGAGCGCTTTTCAACCGCCTCGATCTGGAGAATTACCGAGTCGAGGACGTTCCGGACGACGTGAAGATGACCGTAGTCGGGGTCGATCCCTCGCTTACCGGCGAGGATGACGAGATGGGCGTCGTGGTCGTATCCCGGACTCGGGATAATCACATGTACGTGCTCGCGGACCGTTCGCACATGGCCGTCGGTCGTGACGCTGCTCTCCACGCCTGGCGAGTAGTTGCTGAGTTCGGGGCTGATCTTCTTGTGTATGAAAGCAACCTCGGAAAGCGCTGGATGCAGCAAGTGTTTAATGACGCTTATGTTGAGCTTTCCCAACAGGGGATCTTTCCTATCGGCTCGCATGCTCCCATGAAGGGAATTGACGCCAAGGTAGGAAAGAAAACGAGAGGTGAAGCGGTTGCGATGCGATCGGAGCAAGGGCGCCTGCACCTGGTTGGTCGCAACTTTGAGAAGCTGGAGGATCAACTCGTCTCCTTTACCGCCTGGGACACCAACGAGTCGCCCGACCGTCTGGACGCCATGGTCCACGCCTGCCGACACCTGATGGCCACGGAGAAGAACCGTGCCCGCATGTCCTCGCCCGGCGAACTCATGTCGTCGACCCTGGCCCAGCTCCTCCGCGCCGACGCGACCTGGTGAGGCCCCGGCGGGAATCGAACCCGCTTCTCGCGGCTTTAGAGGCCGCTGCTCCACCATGGAGCCCCGGGGCCCAGGCTCAGGCGCCCCAGTGCCTCGGGATGTAGGTCTGGTTGAGCCCAAGATTGAACGATCGGGACAGGTGCCGATAGGCCCGCCAGTTGGCCGCCGGGTCGAACTCCGGGTTGCCCTCGGCCGCTGCGTCGGCATCGGAGATGTAGTACGGGGCGCACGCGTGCGGCTGGGCTGCGAAGTCAAGCATCGCACTGCGGTGGCGTGGGTCGTAGAAGTCGCCGTTGTCGAGCATCTCGGCATCGTACCCCCACCTACGGGTCTGGCGTCAGTCTTGACGGCCCGACCGCGCGGGTGTATTGAATCGGCCTCGTTCCACTTATGCTGAGGATCATGCTGGCGTTAGGGCTATTCGTTGTGCTCACCCTGGCGGTTGCCCGGGTGACTCGACTGGTCACAATCGACCGCATCACCGTGGGCATCCGTCGGTGGGCCGTTCATCGCTTTGGTGAGTCATCCAACATCGCGTACTTGCTCAACTGTCCCTTCTGTGTCGGATTCTGGGTCTCGTTGCTTGCCGTCGTCTACTGGATCGTTGCCGTTCATCCAAACCCGTGGCTGTGGGGCCCGGCGTGGTTTGCCATGTCGTACCTCGTTGCTCCGATTCTCCTGCGCGTGGGTGGTGACTGATGGCGTTCGGCCGCACGAAGGAGATCGCGGTCCAGGACCAGGTGACGCCGCGACGCAGGTCAGCGCCGTCCCTGGTTGCCTCTGCGGTGCAGATGAAGTTCACCGACGCCTCGTACAACACCTATCGGTTCCGCGACGAGAGCTGGCAGCGCGAACTGTGGCGCCTGTACGACATCATCCCCGAGTTCGGTTACGCCGCTCGCTGGGTCGGTTCCTGCTGCTCTCAGGTCCGCATCTACGTGGCCGAGGTGGACAAGCTGGGCCGCGTACAGGGAGAGACGACCGACGAGAAGATCAACGCGCTCTCGGACAGTCTGTTAGGCGGTCCCAGCTCCAAGGCAGAGTGCCTGCGCGCCATGGGGATCAACCTCACGGTCGCGGGCGAAGCCTATGTGCTCGGACGCACAAACGATGACACGAGCAAGGATGAGTGGTTCATCCTGTCCAGCTCGGAGTTTCGTCGCGTCAAGGGCTGCGGGGACAACGGGGGGACGTGCCTCGGCTGGGGGGACAAGTTCTTTCCGCAGATCATCGACTTGGCCACTCAGGTCGTCACTCGGGTGTGGACGCCGCATCCCATGCGGATCTGGCTGGCCGACTCGCCATCGCGGTCCTGTCAGCCCGTTCTGCGCGAGCTGGAGCAGCTGACCAAGTACGTGTTCAGCCAGATCGACTCGCGCCTAGTGGGCGCTGGCCTGCTGGTCATCCCGAACAACCTGGACTTCCCAGCGGAGGACGGTCAGACAGACGCTGCGGCATCCGACACGCTCATGATGAAGCTCGTTACCGCTGGCGCGGCATCGCTGAGGGGCGAAGGCACGGCGATGGCGGTACTGCCGCACGTCATCGAGGCCAACCCCGAGGACGTCGAGCGCGGCTTCAAGCTGATCCAGTTCGCCTCCGAACTGTCCAAGCAGGCCATGGACCTGCGGACCGAGGCCGTGCGTCGATTGGCCACTGGCATGGACATGCCGGCGGAGGCGCTCACCGGCATGGGCGACACGAACCACTGGAACGGTTGGTTCATCGACGGTTACGGCATCAAGGTCCACATTGAACCGTTGATGAACCGGATCTGCCAGGCGCTCACGACCGCGTACCTCGCGCCGGCCCTGAAGCTCATGGGCAAGGACCCCAAGCGCTACCAGTACTCGTTCGACACGGCGCCTCTCGCGGTCCGGCCGCAACGACTCCAGGACGCGCTCAACCTGTACGAGAAGGAGATCCTCTCGGCGGACGCCGTGCGCGAGGCCGGCAACTTCAAGGAGTCCGACGCGCCCAGCGATGACGAGCTGGCTCAGCGGCGCACGATCGACGTGACGCTGCGCGACCCGAATCTGTTCCAGAAGCTCGGCGTCCGAGAGCTTATGGGCATCACCGAGGAGATGCTGCCCCAGGACGAGTTCGTCATGGCTACTCCCGGTCTTGGAAGTCCGGGAGGACCAGGCGCACCCCCGCCACCCCCGCCACCCACCGGGATCCAGTCAGAACTGCCACCCCCGATGCCCAACACGCTGGGAGAGATTCCCCCTCCTAACGGCGCGCCACCGGGCGGCACGAATACGTCTGGCCTGGCCAAGAATCCACCCACCGGCGTCCAGGCCAGCGCTCGCGAGGAGCTAGCCCTGGTCGTCCTCGCGGAAGCGGCAGTCCGTCGCGGCATGGAGGTAGCGGGAAAACGCCTGCTCGATCGCCACAACCGCGACCGCTGGCCAGATGTCCCCCACTTCGATCTGCACACTCGCATCCGAGTCACAGATACCGCACACGCGACGCGTTTGCTTAATGGCGCGTGGGAGCAGGTCCACTCGCTCGTAGACATCCTTGATGCGGACGTAGATCCAGAACGGCTCCGCCAGAGCCTTCACCGGTATTGCTGCACGCTCCTCACAACTGGCAGCCCACACGAGCCGCAAAACCTCTTCGCCATGCTCCGCGCAGAAGGCCTTATTCATGGCTAGCCGTGAATCCGAGGGTTCGGTGTACCGCGCGGCGAAAGCCGGCCTCCAGCGGTTCCTTCAGCGCGCTCGCGATCTCGTCATGGCGCCCTTCACTAAGTTCGGGGCCGCGCCCAACGCTGATGCGATCTATGCCGCCCAGCCGATTTGGCATGACGAAGTTGAGCGAATCGTGAATGCACTTACCCCAGCCCTGCAAGAGGGCTGGGCCGCTGCACATCTCCCGGGGGATTACCTCCCGTCCGACCCATACATACAGGCGAACCTTGCTCTCACCCGGAATCTCCTCGTGGGTATTCCAGATGAAGTGCACGCACTCGTAGTCCGGGAGATCCTCGCTGGCACCAATGCGGGCGAGGACAATGCGGCGCTCGCCCGGCGCGTAGATTCCGTGCTCGACTTTTCGGGCTCGGAGAACTGGGATAACCGGGCCAAGGTGATCGCGCAGACTGAAACCAATCGACATTACAACTCCTCTCTGTTGGCTCATGCACTCCTCGTCGAGCGCCAGGACGGTGCGTCCCTGACCAAGGAGTGGCAGACCCGCACCGACGGCCGGGAGCGCGCTGAGCATCACGCTGCCGACCACCAGGTACGTACCCTCTCGCAACCGTACATGGTCGGTGGTGAACCCCTGCTCTTTCCCGGAGACCCCGCCGGGTTACCTCACAATGTGATCAACTGCCGCTGCGGCCAGACCATCCAGAGGGCAACATGACGATCCGATACACGGGCTTGATCGCGCCCGAGGAGACGCCAACCGGCGACGGTCGACTGTTCGCCGCCGGCAAGGGCACCACGCGCCCACTCCCGATCCCGGTCATGGCCAAGTTCTCCAGTGGTGGTGGCCATGACAGCGCGGTCATCGTCGGCAAGTTAGTGCGCACGTTTGCCGGCCCCGGTGGCATGTGGGGGTCGATCGACCTGCTTGACCCGACCATGGTGCCCGAGGTCAACAAGGTTGCCTACATGCTCGACAACAAGGTGATGGGCCCCAGCGTGGACCTGGACCGCGATTTCACGATCGAACAGACCGCCCATCCGACCCGCCCCGGGGCCAAGGTTGCCCGGTTCGCGAACTACAACATCGTCGGTGTGACTCTGGTCCCGATGCCCGCCTTCTCCCAGGTCCACCTCAGCGTGGACAGCAAGGTCGAGCATGATGCTCTCCTCGCCTCGGCCGGAGTCAAGGTCACGTTCGACATCAACGCTCGCGCCTGGGACGCCTGGCCGATCGCCCCGCGCGACTACACCTTCAACGCCGACGACGCAGTCAAGCGGATCGCTGACTGGTCCGGGATCGGCACCAAGACGCCAAGCCTGGACCACTACGCCTCTACCTTCCTCTGGCGAGACGGCTCACAGGCGGGCGACACCCTGGCGCAGGACTCGTTCCGGCTGCCCCTGGCCGACATCATCAACGGTGAACCGCACCTGATCTACCACGCCGTGTATGCCGCTGCCGCTCTGCTGGCCGGCGGGCACGGTGGACTGCCCAACATTCCCCAGCAAGAACAAGATCACATGAAGGGCGTCATCAACGCCATCTACGACAAGATGGCCAAGGCGTTCGGAGACTCCGGTATGAAGTCGCCCTTCTCTGGCGATCGCCAGCAGGCCAATAATCAAGCTGCGCTCGACGCGGATTGTGGGTGTGAGGACGTGGAAGACTTCGCCGCCAAGGCAATGCCGTACGGGGATGTTGAGTACGCCGACCCCGGCTACCGCGACAGCAAGAAGCGGTACCCGATCGACACGGCTGACCGCGTGCGGGAGGCCTGGAGATACATCAACCAGGCCGACAACGCGAGCTTCTACAGTGCCGAACAGCTCGCTCACATCAAGGCTGCCATCATGCGCGCGGCCAAGAAGTTCGGCGTCGAGATCAGTGACAACTCACAGGCCGCCCTGCTTGCAGCCTCGGCTCCCATCGCACCGCCGAAGGAATGGTTCAATGACCCGCACCTGTCTGGGTTCTCCCGAACCCTCACCATCGAACCGTCGGGTCGCATTTACGGTCACATCGCACCCTGGGGTAAGTGTCACGTGGGCATCGGAGATCGGTGCGTCGTTGCCCCTCGATCCCGCACCAACTACGGCCTATTCCGCCTCGGTCCCGTGCTCTGTGACGACGGGAGCCTGGTGGAATGCGGAAAGATCACAATGGGAGCCACTCACGCTCATCCCCAATATGGAGTGGTACCCGCCCGTGAGCACTACGACAACTCCGCTCGCTGCGCCGCCGTGGTCAACGTGGGTGAGGACAAGCACGGAATCTGGGTAGCGGGCGCGCTCACCCCCGGCATGACCGAGGCGGCCATCGCCGAGCTGCGCCGGTCCCCGCTGTCGGGAGACTGGCGCGTGGTGGAGGGCAACCTGGAGCTGATCGCGGCGCTCGCGGTCAACAACCCGGGCTTCACTATGCGAGAAAAGGACGGTCACGTGTTCTCCATGACCGGCTTCACGGTGGACGAGGCGGACGAAGAGGTCGAGATCCCCGAGCCCGACGGCGAGTTCGACGTGCGCCTGGCCGCGATCCGCGACCGCCGCGACCGACTCGCGGCCAAGAAGAAGGCTGACCGACTCAAGGAAATCGGTGATCGACAAGCGCGGGGCGAGCAGCGCAAGATTGACTCGATCACCACTCGGCAGTTCAACGCGAAGTATGGCGTGATTCCGGAGCAGTGACGCATGACGGCGATGCTGGAGCGTAGCGAACTCGACCTCGACGGGGTCGAGTTCGCCATCGACCTGTCTGCCTGGAATCCACAGCTCCATCCTCGCGACTCGCACGGCCGGTTCCGCGATAAGTGGGGACTGCCTCCGGCCGCCCGGAACCTCATCGATCGCATTCTCAAGACGTTCCACCCGCTGACAGCCCGGGACAACGAGCATTTCCAGGAGTTCGCTGACCGCGAGGCGGCGAAGGTCAAGAAGTCGCCAGAGCAGGGCGCGACCCTGGACTACCTCCAGACCCCGCAAGGCTGGGCCGATGTCCAGTCAACGTTGCGCGCGGGCAAGGAGGACATCCCGCACGTCCGCAACTTTGATGCGATGAAGCGGCCGATGACCGAGGACACTCTCATGACTCGGGTCATGGGCCCCGACGCCTTCGGTTTGCCACCGGAGCGCATCGGTGAGGTCGAGGAGTGGACCGGCAAGCTCATCTCGGATAAGGGATTCACGTCTGCGAACCTCGGTGAGCCTTACCCCGTCAAGGGGCCACACATCACGATGAGCCTGGTGGTCCCGCGCGGCACCCAGGCCGTGATCCCCGGTGGCTCCCGAGAGGTCATGCTCGACCGCGAGCAGCCCATTCGGATCATGAAGGTGACCGCTGACGGCAAGGGCGGCGTCACCATGTACGCCGTCGTCGAGCCGATGCGGGGACCTGCTGGACGCGGTCCCGCTCGCAACCTGGGTGCGCCACTGCCACCGCGCGAGCATGCTCCGGCCATCGCCGCATCACCCGAGGAGCTGGCCCGGCGAGGCCTCGGTCCCGACGGTCAACCGATTCCAGCCGCCGCACCCGAGCCACCGACCAACGCGCCTGGTGGACTACTGCCAGGCAAGAGCCCCGGCGGCGGTCCCATGCGCGCCGGGGGAGAGGCCCCGGCCGCACCGAACGTGCAGCACCATGCACGCGAGGCTCAAGCAGCACAGGCTCGGATCGAGGCAGACAGGGCGCGAGGCCAGCAACCGGCCAAGGAAGATCTGCGTCGCGTCCAGATTCACCAGGGTGCCGCCGCCGCGCCCGAGGCCCAGCAGCGACGTGGGTCCGCGCCCCGCACGCCTGGACACCTACTGGACGAGGCAAACGCGGCCAAGAAGGCAGCCCCGCCCGCCCCGAAGCCGGCCGCGCCCGCCCCGAAGTCAGCGCCGGAGCCAGCTCCACAGCTCAAGCAACTGATGAGCGAGAACAGGATCGGATCCGTCAAGATCCGATCTGCCGATGGCGCGATCCAGCAGGCCCAGCGCGACCTTGACAACGGTGACGATCCGCACGCTGTTGCTCAGGATCTGCGTCACGAGGCCGAGCGCATGCTGGACGAGCGCCCCGAGCCGGGCATGTTTGGTGACGGCAAGACGCGCAACCTCCAAGAGATGCGCGCCGCCCAGCGCTTGGAGGCCGGGCGCCTGCGCAACCTGGCCAACAAGCTCGACGGCCACGTAGACACCCGGGACAATCCGTCGGAGCCTGGCTTCCACGGCACGGCGCCCGAGCCGCCGACCAATGTCGTGGCCAAGGCGACGCCCGGCCCAGCGAGCGGGCGTCGTCACGCACTTAACGCGATCAACGAGAACGAGGTCAAGGGCGAGTACGCCGATAACTGGCGCACGATTCGCGATGCCGTGCAGTCCGGTGACATGTCTCCGGACGAGGCGCGTGCCGCTGCCCTTGATCAAGCCAAGGTGGTCCGCGAGCGGGCCAACGCCGAGCCCGGCCGTCGCAACGAGTTTGATGCCGTTGCCGACCAGTTCCGCAAGCTGGCTGACGACATTGGTGGCAAGAAGACGGCCGAGGGGCGCAAGCCCGTCTCTGCCCTGCGCAGCGCAGCCAAGGCACACCAACCTGGTCGGCTCGGTGGTGGCGACGTCGGCGTGCGCCGGCAAGCAGTGCTGCGGCACCAGGAGATCGCTCGCGCGATGCCGATGGCCGAGGTGGACGCAGAGATCCGTGACCTCATCGCCAAGAACGCAAACAACGACGTGATCGCCGAGCACATCCGGCACATCGCCAACGGTCCGAGCATGGAGGAGATCCGGGACGAGGCCCGGCGTACTGTCCTAAAGGGACAGTTGGAAGATGTTGCTCGCCATTTCGAGGCGGGCCGCAAGGACAAGGGCCTGGCCGCGCTCGGTGGTCTGATGGCGCGCGGCAATGTCAAGCGCGAGGGCGAGATCGGCAAGAAGGTCCCGTTCGATCCGAAGATCCACAAGCTCGCCGATGGCGTCAACGCCAACGAGGGCGACATGGTCGAGATCCAGCGCCCTGGCGCCGTTCTCGCTCATGGGCCCGGCGACCGTACGCAGCTTGCCAAGGGCCTGGTGGGCAACCCGCGTACCACCCCGGTCAAGAAGGTGGCTAAGGCCGCCGCTCCTCGTGTCGCCAAGAAGGCGTTGCCCGGCACCAAGCCCACGGCCGAGCGTCGCCCGATCCCCGAGGATCTCAACGCGGTCCCGGCCGCAGACGTGCGCAAGCTCGCCGAGGAGCACGGTCTCAAGCCGCGCGGTGCCGACGGCAAGATGCGTCCGGTCGCGGAGCTGCGCAAGGAGCTTCATGCCAAGGCTGGGCGCCCTAACGCCGAGCAGCGCAAGGCAGCAAAGAAGGCAGCCGCGCCCAGAGTTCGCGATGAGCTGGACATGCTGCGGGCGCCCCAGCTTCGCCAGCACGCCGAAGATCACAACGTCGCGATCAAGGATGAGAACGGCAAGCTCAAGCCGGTCGCGGACCTGCGTAAAGAGCTGCGCGACAAGGGATTCACGAAGGTCGACCTGCGTACGCGCGAGCCAGCCAAGAAGGCGGTCAGGGCGCCCGAGCCGAACGCCCAGCTAGTCCGCGCGAAACTCTTGGATCTCAAGACGGACAAGGAACGCCGCGACTACCTGGACGGCCTCAATCTCAACAAGGCTCAGGCCGACCGGCTGGCCAAGGCCCTCGGCGCCCGTGGCAACCGGGACGGTGGCGTCGGCGGAGTTCACGACAACATCGTCAAGCACTTTGAAGGCGCGCACGCTGAGTCGATCCCGCGCACCTCCGAACTGCGCGCGGGCATGCCTAGCGGTGCTGGTGGCAAGGGTGGCTCGGGACCGGGCAAGCCGATGGAGCGCATGCTTGTCAAGGACTTGGAGAAGGTGTTCACGGACGAGAACATCGCCCGGCCCAAGGGGCGCCTGCTCAAGAACGAGATGATCGCGCTCATTCAGGATCATCGGGCTCATCGCGGCATTGGTGGCCGTGGACCGAACACTCGCGAGGCCGCCGACAAGCTCAAGCGACTGCGGGCAGCCAACGCGGGCGCGCGCCCAGTCAAGGCTGCCGCTGTCGCGAAAAGCATCAACAAGACCCGTGATCCATGGATTCTACGCCCCGTGCCGGCCATCCGCGCGGAGGCGCGGATGCACGGTATTCCGGATCGCGACGCCAACGGCAAGCTCGTTCCCATCGACAAGCTCAAGCGCGATCTCAACGCTCGCGGCATCCTGCCCGGACAGCCGGCACCGCTCAAGCCAGTCGCGATCCCGGACGACCTGGAGAAGCTACCAGCCAAGGATGTTCGCGTCATCGCGCTGCCGAACGGTGTGCCGATTCATGGAGCTGATGGCAAGGCGCGTCCTATCGCCGACATTAGAGCCGACCTGGCCCGGGTGCGCGACAAGAACAAGCCCAAGCCGCCAATCCCCCACGAGTGGGAAATGCAGCGCATGATCCGCGCCAAGAAGCGGCAGGAGCTTGTTGATCTGGCCCGGATTCACGGTGTCGATCTAAAGGGCGTTCGGGGTAATCGCGAACTGATCCAGCGCTTGGACCGGAAGCGCATCGCTCTGCACCGCCAGGGACCGGACTTCCACCAGAAGTCTGAGCTGGACAAGATGTCGGATGAGCAGCTTCGTAATCTCATGGAGGAGGAGCAGGGACGGCCGGCTAACGGAATCGCTCGTAATGGGCTCATCAATAAACTGGAGGGTCAACGGAAGCATCCTCCGGTTCCCATTGAGTCCGGCGCTGAGGGCTTCAAGAAGATGGGCCTTGCCGACCTCATTGCCATGGCAGACGAAGAGAAAGTCCGCTATGGGTGGCCGCCACGCAAGAACGAAGTCATCAATGCCCTGTTCAAGGCAGGCCATAAGCCCGATGGCCCCATTGATCAGATGGACCGGGCCCAGATTGCCAAGAAGCTCATCAAGATGGGTATTCACGTGCCCGACAATGTGAGCCTTGACGAGGCTCGGCAGATGATGCGCGAGCCGGGCCGCGTGTGGTTTGTGCCCAAGGTCGTGGCGAACCGAGGCATCGCAGTACGAATTATGCGTGCCCGAATGATGGACCAGTGGGTTAAGAAGTTCGGCATCAAACAGGATGACAGGCTCGGCCACGGTGCCATGGGCGACACCCGCAAGCTCAAGCTCGGCAATGGCGAGGCCATCGTTCTCAAGAGGCACCGTCGAGTATTCGGCGTCGGCGCCAAGGAGCAGGCCGATGGCGAGCAGCTTGCCGGCGTGGTCCTGCACCACATGCCGCACGTTGGCGGCAACAACGCCCCGGCCGTGCACCGCGTTGACGGCACCACCGTTTACGTGGGCTGGATCGACGGCAAGCTCGGTTCGAACGCAGGCTTACGCGAGCAGGACGAGGCCGTCGCATCTCCAGCGGGCAAGTGGATGGGCGTGCTTGACACGGTCATCGGCAACGCCGACCGCCATGGCGAAAACTGGATGGTCCGCAAGAAGCCCGGTAAGGCGGCCCGCCCGATTCCGCTCGACCACGGTCTGGCCTGGGAGGATGTACACGAACAGCGCGGCTTCGGCGTCCGCCGCGACGCTAACGGTGTCATCCAGCCACCCGAAGAGAGCAACGGAAGTCCGTTCGCGCTCAAGTGGATCCGGGATCGAAACGGTGACTGGAGAAACCATATCGAGATCTCGCGATCAGAGCTGGAGACGTTCCGAACGAGCCTGGAAAAGGAGCGTCCGCAGTTCGCTCTCCTCGGTCGCGAGGACTGGTTCAATGTGACGATGGAGCGCCTTGACCAGATCATTATGCGAGCATCGTTGCCGTAGGATGGAGTCATGGCTAAGCGAACGCTAGACGTCATCGACGTCACCCAGGGATCGGACGGGCCGCGCATCGGGTCCGTCACGCTCGACGGCGACACCCTCACGTACGAGGGCAACGCGGCTCGGGACATCATGAAGGGCTGGCTGCGCCAGAACCCACCAGCCGAGGTGTTCAATCACTTCATCGGGTGGAGCAATGGCGCGGTAATGATGAGGCTCTCCCAGGCACCAGGAGGTAAGTAGTGGGATGCGGATGCGGCCAGCAGGCCAACAAGTCCAGCGAGTCGTACGTCGTGACGACCTCGAATGGCACCGTCAAGGAGTTCGACGAGGAGCCAGAGGCTCGGATCTTCGCCACGATGAATGGTGGAAAGGTGACGGTTAAGCGCAAAGGCTAGCGGGTTGCTTGCACTGGTCCCGCCAGTGGATCTACACTGCGCGTAATCGCCAGGGCTGAGCTGAGGGCCTGCCTGGGAGCCAGGAGGCTTTCCGAGAGGCCCTTCCATGGAATTTTCCATTCCACCGGCCGACAGCCTGAACCGGTACACGGTCGCGGCCCTTCGTGACCTGGCCCTTGAGGCTGCTGCTGCCTACGACCAGCTCTACGCCCAAATCGAACCCGACCCGAGCCAGGGCACCGACGAACAGTTCGACTACCTCGACTCCCTGAACGACTTCATGGTCCAGGTTGACGACGAGCTTGACTCGCGTCGCCAGCGGTCCGAGCGCTTCGCCTCTCACACCAAGCGAATGACCGCAACTGGTGGCGACGAGGACGAGGCCGAGGAGACCGAGCCTGACGATGAGGCCGCCGAGGAAGAGGCTCCGGCTGCTCCGGCCGTCAAGCCCAAGGCCAAGACCGGATACTCGGTCGACACCGTTCCGAGCGCCTCGCAGATCGCGGCTGCGACCGACGTCCTCGAAGGCGAGGTCATCGAGCCCACCCGGCCCTCGGCCGACTTCACCCTGATCGCCGCTCCCGACACCGGTTTCGCTGCCGGTGCCGAACTTGGTGGCTGGCTCGACGTGGCCAAGGCCTTCGTCAACCGGACCGCCAGCTACCGGGGCGCCAAGTCTGCCCAGCAGCACACCGTTGCCATGGTTCGTCGCGAGTTCAGCGACGAGTTCTCCATGGGCGAGCTGGACTCGGACGAGGTTCTCAAGCAGAAGCTCGATCACCTGCGAGACGAGAAGCGCCTCGAAGGCGGATCGCTGCTGGCCGGTGTCGGCTGGTGTGCACCGTCCGAGACGATCTACACGACCTGCAACCAGGTCACGATCTCCGGCATCCTCTCGCTCCCCGAGATTGGTGCCCGGCGTGGCGGTGTCCGGCACAACCAGGGCATTGACTTCAGCACCATCTTTGGTGCTGGCACGGGTTACAACATCCTGACTGAGGCTCAGGTCATCTCCGACACGGCCAAGACCTGCGTTGCGATCCCGTGTCCGTCCTTCGTGGACGACCGGCTGAAGGTTGCCGTCCTGTGCCTCACGGGCGACATCCTCCAGAACCGTGGCTACCCGGAGTTCGTCTCCGAGTTCGTCCAGGGCGCGATCGCCACTCAGGCGCACAACGTCAACAAGCAGGTCATCGCCGACATCGTCACGGGCTCGACCGCCGTGAACATCAACGGCGAGCCGTTCCTGTCTGACGGCTCAGTGGTCAGCAACCTGATGTCGGCCGTAGACATGGCCGTCGTGGACATCAAGTACCGCCTCCGCCTGGAGGTCGGCGCCACCGTCCAGATCGTGCTGCCCCTGTGGATCCAGGCCCAGCTCCGTGCTGACTGGATCCGGCGCAACGCCAACCCGGACGTAGACCTGGCCGACTCCGCGATCGCCGCGATGTTCGCAGCTCGCAGCGCCGCAGTCAGCTACGTCTACGACTGGCAGGACGCCTTCTCGGGCGTTGCCGGCAACCCTGGTGACGCGACTCCGCTCATCGCCCTGCCGACCTCGGTCCAGTTCCTCGCCTTCCCGGCGGGCACCTGGGTCCTGGCCCGCCAGGACGTGATCCGGCTCGACTCGATCTACGACTCGACCAACATCACGACCAACAAGGTGACCCAGCTCTTCCTGGAGGACGGCTTCCGCGCCATGCGGTTCTGCCCGCTCTCTCGGGTCTACACGCTGGCCATTTGCCCGAGCGGTTCTACGGGTGCCCAGCGCACCGTGGACTGCGTCACCCCGTAAGCGGATTGAGGCCCGGTCTCCGGACCGGGCCTCACTTAGGAGGATCACATGGCGATGACCGCCAAGACGCTCCCCGCTACGGGGACGTCCACTTTGCACACTGGTGCCATCACTGTTGGCGGCTTCGGCTACAACAACGGTTCCGGTGGCGCTGGCGTGCTGACCATCTACGACAACACGGCCGCCTCGGGCACGGTCATCTACCAGGAGTCGGTAGCTGCCGGAGCCTCGGTAACGCGGACTTTCAGCCCGCCGATCACGGCCAAGACCGGGGTGACGGTCAACCTGTCCGCTGCCTCCACGACCGGCTCCGTCTGGATGGACTGACACATGGCGATCAACGCGAAGTCGTACAACACCTCGGGTGCCACGAACGCTGTCCACACTGGACCGGTCACCTACTGCGGCTACACGATGGCGAACACGACCGCCAACGCGGCCACGATCAGCGTCTACAACGCGCTCACCGTGACCGGTACGGTCATCTTCACCGACACGGTGGCCGCCAACACCTCCAAGATCGTGCAGCTCCCGAACCCGCTCTACTGTGGAACGGGCGTCACGGTCAACATCACGGGTACGACCCCAAACGTGGTCGGCTCCGTTCTCCTGGACTGAAAGAGGTAGGCCATGGCGGTGCAGACGGGAAGGGTCTACGTACCCTGGCCCAATGCCCTCGTGCCCCGTCCTGGCCTCTTCCAGGTCGCGACCGGGCCGCTCGACCTGCCCGTCCACGGACGGATCGGCGGGGTCCAGTTCGAGACGGGAACCTGCGCGTTTCCCAACTGTTACACGATCAACTGCATCGATTCGCACGGCTCCAAGACGCTGACCAACCAGAAGAGCGTCATCACCGGCGATCCGTTCATCGTGTACTCCTCGGTGACCTGCGCTCCGGTTGGCCTGGACGACCCACGACTCAAGAACTTCCTGTACGAACAGCTCGCCGGAGCCGAGCAAGGCGTCGTGGAGAACGTGTTGTCGCAGGGACTGTGTGGAGCTGCCCCCAGCCTGGCCAACAACACCCCGCTAGCCACTGACCTGACTCCCACCCCCGGCACTGCGGTCGACCCGGTCAAGGCGGTCTCGCTCCTGGAGGACTGGCTCTACGCCCGATACGGCCTGATGGGCGTTCTGCATGTCCCGGCCGCGTTGGCGTCCTACTTCGACTTCCTCTGGCTCGGCGACATGAACAACCGAGGCGTCTGGACTACCCACATGGGCACCCAGATCGTGTTCGGCAACTACTCGGGCAAGAAGCCGGATGGCACGGGCCCGGCGGCCGGAGAGAAGTTCATCTACATCACTGGCCAGGTTGCCGTGTGGCGCACGTCCGACGCAGACCTCTTCGTCACCACGATCGACGAGACGCTCAACCGGACCACGAACCAGGTGACGGCGGTCATGGAGCGTGAGTACATCGTCACGTACGACTGCTTCGCAGCCGCCGTCGAAACCAAGATCACAGGAGTGGTGGCCTAATGACTCGCAGCAAGATTTACGTCGACACCAAGGATGGCTTGCTCGACAACGAGGCGATGGTGGCCACCGCTCAGGTTCTGATGGGCCTGGTCGACAACGCCGACGACATCGCGTTCGAGAGCGACTCCGAGGGTCACCACTTCACGATGCCGACCGACGTGTTCGACAAGTTCACCACCCTCGTCTCGGCCGATGCTCCCAAGAAGCGTGGCCGCCCGCGCAAGGCCGCTCCCGAGCCTGTTGACGTGGAGCCGGACCCCGTCCTGGTGGTCTCGGAGCCCGAAGTAATCCCCGAGTCCGAGCCAGACCCTGAGGAGTAAGCGTGCCGACTACCGTCTGTCTCGTACCCTTCAAGGTCAAGAAGGTGCGATTCACCCTGCTCGATTCCTGCGGCACGGTGGTGACTGGTTCCTGCTCCACGATTTCGACTGACGGCGTCATCACGATCGAGCAGGCCATCACGTACGAGGACCGGGAAGAGTTCTACGTCAAGAACGCGGATGGCAAGTTCTGCGTCCAGGAGACCAACCCTCCGATCATCAAGTGGATCCAGAACACGGTCACCATGTGCAATGTGGACCCTGAGATCGTTGCCTTCGTAACTGGCGGCACGATCGTTCTGGACGACTATGACGGCGTCGGCGGAGCCAAGGCCGTGGGCAACTCGATCCGGACCAATGACCCGTCCCTGGTCAACTTCGGGTTCGAGGCGTGGACCGGCGTTACCAACGCCAGTGACGGAACCTGCGCCACGGCTCAGTACGGCTATGTACTTTGGCCCTGGATGGTCGAAGGCACCATGGGCGACGTGACGTACGAGAACGGCGCCGCGAACTTCCAGTGGATCGCTCGCACGAAGGTCGGCTCGAACTGGGGCACCGGCCCGTACTCGGTTCTCCAGTCCCAGGCGACCGCGACGCTCAACAACCCGATCCCCCTGCTCACGGCGATCGCCTCGGACGAGCATCGTCGGATGCTTCGTACGTTCGAGCCTCCACCGATCTCGGGCTGTGGCTGCACCGCGCTGCCCAACCCGAACATGTCCATGGTGGACTCGGGCACGCACATCGGTACGCTCACCCTGCCGACCGCTCCGTGGCCGCTCACTCAGACGCTGCCCGCAACCGTCGACTGGGGCGACTCCAGCACGACCACGATTGCAGCGGGCGCCGGTCCAACGGTGCCGCACACCTACGCCATGGCGGGCACCTACACGGTGACGTTCCGGTCCAAGGTGGCCTCGGCCGCGACCTGGTCAACTCCGGCCACGCCAATCGCCTAATTGCTTGCGCAAGCAATTCGTTGCTTGCGCAAGCAAATACCAACCAAGGGAGGTAGCTGTGACCGCGACCGGCTACCTTGGCGGAGACCCGAGCAAGCTCAGCAAGTCCGGCTACGCCAAGGGCGACATCGTCGCGTCCGACGGCACGGGCACGCTGACCGTGCTTCCGATCGGCGTGAACTCGCGCACGCTGACTGTCGACACCGGACAGCCGCTGGACCTGAGCTACGTGGCCGGTGGAGGCGCACCGGTTAGCAGTGTCTTCGGGCGCAACGGCGTGGTCCTGGCGGTCGGCGGGGACTACAGCGTCGGTCAGGTCACGGGCGCAGCTCCACTGGCGAGCCCCACGTTCACTGGCACGGTCACCATGGCCAGGTCGGTGAACACTCCAGTTTCGTTGCTTGACGCAGCAACTATTGCCACCGACGCATCGCTGGGCAACACGTTCCGCGTGACGCTGGGTGGCAACCGCACGCTCGGGGCGCCGACCAATCCGACCGATGGCCAGATGGCCATGTGGGAGATCGCGCAGGACGGTGCCGGCAACCGCACACTCGCCCTGGCAGCCGGTGCCGGGGCATTCGCCTTCGGAGCCGACATCACGTCCATCACGCTGTCCACGGCTGCGAGCAAGGTCGACCTGCTCGGCTGCCGATACAACCTGGCAGCTAATAGGTGGTGGGTGATCGCCTTCCTGAAGGGCTTCTGATGTCCCGATTCTTCAATGGATTCGGCGACGACAGCATCTCCTTCTCGGCCGGCGCCCTGGCCTCGATCGGCGGTGGTCCGTGGTCCTGTGCCGTGCTGCACCGTCCCGACTCGGGCTTCTGCGGCCTGTTCCACACCCAGAAGACGGGCACCACGCAGTTCGAGATCTGGGGCGAGGGCAGCAACTACTTCGTCTTCCCCGGCGGTTTCAGCCAGGGCCCGGCACCCATCTCGGCGACTTGGCAGCTCATCGGATTCAGCAAGGGCGCGGGCAATGTGACACCCAGGTATCACATCGTCCCGCTTGAGGGTGGAAGCGCCGGGGTGTGGACGCACCAGGACGGCACGACCACGGTCAATGACTGGTCCACGCCCATCGACCTACTGATGGCAGGCCATGGTCAGCGCAAGGGCAACGGCCGCATTGCCGCCATCGCGTGCTGGAACCAGACCTTCACCGATGGCAACTGGCAGGCTCAGATCGGCTTCACATCCGCCCAGCAGTGGTTCAACACTCTGCCCAAGGGCATGTGGCTGTTCAACCAGACCAACGTCGCTCAACCGGTCAACGACGTGACCGGCAACGGGGCCAACCAGAGCGCCACGACCAACCCGGCCGTTGACGGCAACGATCCACCGGGCTGGAGCTACGCGCTCGCGACACTGGCTACCGGCTCACTGTTCCTGCCGTTCTTCAGGTGAGATCCTTTCCTGGGAGGTGATCGTGACTACGTTCGTCCAGAACCGTGGCGGCACGCTGGTGTCGCAATGGTTCCAGTTCTCGCCCAACGGGCCGCTCCAAGACCTGGACGCCAACCCCACCATCACGATCACCGTGCTCGGTGGGGCCATCGTGGTCGGTCCAACGGCCGTGGGCGTAGTCCACGCCGGCACGGGCATCTACACCTACACCTGGGACGGCATCGGCGCGGTAGACCAGTACGTGGTCACCTGGAACGGCCTGTCCGGCGGCAACCCGTTCCAGACCAGCGAGATCGTCAATCTCATCGGGCAGGCAATCTCCGGCTCGGTGGGGCCGTGCAACTGGGACATCTCCACGTCCTGCTGTTCCGACTGGAGCACGTTCTCGTCTCAACTCCAGGCTCAGGCCACCGACTACGCCACGTTGGTTCTGTGGTCAGCAACGGGTCGGCAGTTTGGCGAGTGCGAGCTGACTGTTCGACCATGTGGGCGCTGGTGCAACGAGGGCAGTATCCCCGGGTTCGCTGGATGGTGGTGGGACTACGGCACCTGGACGCCCTACATCTTCCAGGGAACCTGGTACAACTGCGCCTGCGGGTTCGGATTCGGTTGCCGCACATGCAGTCCGGACTGCCAGGTCTACCTGCCCGGACCCGTCCAGACCATCACCGAGGTCAAGGTGGACGGCTCCGTGGTCGACCCGTCCACCTACCGCGTGGATGACCAGGTGTGGCTCGTTCGCACAGGCAAGGACGTCAACAACAACCCGAACTGTTGGCCGTGGCGCCAGGACTACAACAGCCCAACCACCGCCGCGAACACGATGCAGGTCAGCTACACGCGCGGAACGCCTCCGCCCAATGCTCTGCTCGCCGCAGCGGGGACGCTGGCCTGCGAGTACGCGAAAGCCTGTGCTGGGCAAGAGTGTCGACTGCCCGGCCGCGTGATCAATGTGGCTCGGCAGGGGATCAGCGTGAACATGGTGGATGTTGACACGTTGCTCAAGTCCGGCCTGACCGGCATTCCCGAGGTCGACAACGTGATCCGCGCGCTCAACCCGAACGGACTCAAGGGCCGGACCCGGTTCTACAGCCCCGACAGCCCGGTGACGAGGATGACGACCTTTGGCTGACACGCTGCTGTTTCCCTACGCCAACAAGCTCCTCACGTGCTTGTGCGATGCCGCGCTGGCAAACTCCTCGGACCTGTATCCCGCACCGGGGATCTGCTGCCTGCGGGCCGGGGAGAGCGTCGCGCTCGACATCACCGATGCCCAAGTGGATGAGTGCTGTCTGGGTCTGGCCTACGTGCGCATCGATAACTTCTACCCGACCGGCTCGGCCGGTGCCGGGTTCCCGTCGCCCAGCTCGGACTTCGCCCTCAACGCGTGCGCGCCGTACGCCTGGGGTCTTCAGATGGAGATGGCGATCTGGCGCTGCCTCGTCACTCCGACCACGTGCGACAACTGGAACTACGCGGCCCAGCGTCAGCTCTTGGACGCCAAGACCATGCGTGAGGCTCTGTGCTGCTTCATGTCGCAGCTCGACCCCCAGAGTGTGTCGGTGACCCCCTGGCAGGCTAAAGGACCAGAGGGCGGCTGCCTTGGTGGCACCATGAACGTGACCGTGATGGTTGAGAACTGCGAGGGATGCACGTGAGACACCTTGTGAAGGTCGAGCTGGGCTTTGGCATGTTCGACCGGGGAGAGCAGCTCCTCGTAGATGACGCTTTCCTGGAGCGGCATGAGCGCTACCTGGCGGTGCTGGGCGACGTGGCAGATCCCGAGGCCCACCCGGCGGACCTGGTCGTGGAGCTAGACGGGTACGAGGATTCCGATGGCGAAGGTGCAGATCTACACGGAGATAGCGGACGCGCTGTCGAAGAAGGCAGCGATTCAGAGGACGAATCGGCTAGCTAACCGCGTCCAGGACGACGCGCGTTACCGGCTGACCGTCAACCGCAACGTGGTCACGGGCGACCTCGTCCGGTCCATCAAGATCCGCATGCGCAACACCAGGTACAAGGTGACCGCCACGGTTGGCTCGCACCTGAGCTACGCCATGGTCGTACACCAGGGCGCCCGGCCTCACTTGATCCGGCCACGTCGCCGCAAGGGCCTGAAGTTCGAGTGGCCAGCAGGCGTGGGTAACCCGCCCCTGCTCAAGCCGACCATGGTCTGCTTCAAGGGTGTCGTGCACCATCCAGGTTTCCGGTCCAACCGTTACTTGCTGATCCCGCTGGTAATCGAGGCCCCGCGCCTGGGGTTCTACGCGACCCCGCTGGTCTAACATCGGTGTCATGGCCGTACCCGTAGTTACCCCTGACCCGATCGAGGGTGAGATCGTCGAGGACATCGTCCTCACGAAGGACTTGACAGTCCGCATGCGCCTGCCCACCGAGGACCAGGCGGTCGTAGTTGTCAAGGCCCTGAAGGCAGCCCAGCGCGCGCCCGAAGCCGGGCCAGCGGCCATCGACATCGTCTTCCGGGTAATCACGAAGATGCTGGTCGACCCGCAGGACGTGGACCGGATCGACACCGCCCTGATCGACGGAGACCTCAAGGTCCGCACCCTGGCTCACAAGGCGCTGCGATACGAGGACGAGGATGACAAGCCCGCCACCAACCGTCGAGCCCGCCGAGCACGATAGCGACCCTGGCACTCTTCGCCTTCCGACCGTCTCATGCGATCCGATCGCATCACTAAGCCCAGTTCCGATCGAGGTCTACGCACTCGACCGGACCTGGACGGTACCCGCCATGAGCGCAGAGGACTGGCTCCGGATCTTGTGGCGTGGAGAGTACCTGGATCCGGAGCTGATCTTCCCTGGCCTGGTCGGCGCCTACGATCTGCTGTACGAGGCCTTGTTCGACGGCACCATATCGGTCGAGGAGGCCTTCGAGATCTCCATGGAGGTCCTGGAGGAAGCGTCCGGATATCGCTGGTGGTACACGTTGAGGGCGGCCACTTTCATCAGGTCGTCCTGGTCGCGCCTGGCAGGCCTGGTCGCATTGGACCCCGCCAGGATCAGCCTCGGCATGTACATCACGAGCTACATCGGGATAGCCGTACAGAACATCCCGCCCAAGAACGCCGTTCGCCTGATAGAGGAGCTGGTTGAAGTTCCCCCGGCATACGCCGAGCGGGAGTTCGACGAGGCCGCAGAGCTGCAAGCCTTCCTTGACGCTATGAGCTAGGTGATCTCTCCCCTAGCATGGGGGTATGGCGGTTGGCCCCGTCGTGGGACGGGCGTACATCGAAATCCACGCAGACTCCAAGCCCTTTGCCAAAGAACTGGGCGTGGAGATTGAAGCCATTGCCAAGTCCGCCGAAACTGGCCAGAAGAGCCGTAGTGCCGGCCAGAGCGTTGCTCGTGGCGTCATTCGCGGCGCCTCGCGCACGATGCGCCGTGAGGGTCGTGGCATCTTCAGCACCCTCCTGGATGACCTGGCCGGACGGCGAGGAACCGTGTTCGGCGCCTTCACCCGAGCTGGGTTTCGGCTTGGCAAGGACTTCGCGGGCGCCCTGACTGGCGGTGCGCAGGCTGGATTCAAGGGGGGTTTCGGCCTACTCAACGCTCTGGGTTCATCGATCGGCAACGTTGGCGGCAAGGGCGGACTGGGTGCCTTCGTTGGCGCCGCGATCGCCGGCCTCGTTGCGGGTGCCATCGTGCTGGTGCAGCAACTCGTTGGCCTGACCAACGCGCTGTTCCTGATTCCGGGCGCGCTGAGCGCGATCGCGCTGAGCGTGATCCCCGTCGTGGTCGCGTTCCACGGTTTCGGAACGGCGATATCAGCGCTCTTATCTGGGGACCTGCAAGGGTTCAATGACGCGCTCAAGACGCTGACGCCATCGGCCAAGAAGGTCGCACTTGAGTTCCAGAAGCTCCTGCCGCTCTTCCATGACCTGCACACGATCGCTCAGGAATCGTTCTTCAAGGGGATCGTTGGAGACTTCAAGAGGCTCGGCGATGCTCTCGGTCCGGTCTTTAAGTCCGGTTTCGAGGATGTCGCAACCGCCGCTGGCAAGATCGCTGACAGCTTCCTGAAACTGTTCTCCAGTCCCCAGGGCCAGACCTTCTTCAAGAATATGTTCACGCTTGCCGATGTCTTTGTTGAGGCCATCGGGCCGGGCATTGTTTCTCTCGTTAACGGCCTCATGAGCGTGGCCAGCGGCAGCACCGATGAGCTGTCCAACATCTTCGTGGGCATCGGCCAAGGACTGGCGGAGTTCGGACTCTGGCTTGACAGGATTTCCAAGAACGGCAAGCTCCAGGACTTCTTCAACTCCATGACCAAAGCCTTTGATGCCTTGATGATGGTATCCGGGATCGTATGGACACTGGCCAGCGCGCTGTTCGGAAGCAACCCGGAGGATCTTGAGCGCAACAAGATCGTGCTTGAGCTGCTCGGTGGCGTCATCAAGCAGCTCTCGGACTTCCTCAAGAGCGACTTGGGTAAGCACGGACTGACCGCTCTGTTCATCATCCTGGTGGCGATCGCTGGCGTCTTCAGCGGCATCCTCCAGCTCATTCTTTCCATCGCCGGTGCCCTGGAATGGGCGGGCGAGAAGCTCGGCGCGTTCTACGCCTTCCTGACCGGCAAGCCGGCCCCGGCCAAACCCGTCTTCATCCCTGGTGCCCCTGTCCCGCCCAACATCAAGTACCAGCCGGCTCCGGGCGGCGGTAAGGGCCACGCCGACGGCGCCATCGTGTCCTCGCCCGAGGTTGCTCGGCTGGCCGAGCGTGGACCGGAGGTAGTCATCCCGCTGACCAATCCCCGACGAGCCATGGCCCTGATGGCGCAGTCCGGCCTCAACGAACTAGCCGGCGGTGGCACGGGCGACGTCAACGTCTACATCGGCAACGAGAAGATCGATGCCCACGTGGAGCGAGTCCAGGCGAAGGGGTTCAACTCGTTCGCGCGTAATGTCAAGTACACCCGTCGACCGGTCGGGGTTGGTGTCTGATGCCCTCCATCTACGTCACTCCCGGCCCGGTCCACGGCCGGGTACACATCGAGATCAACTTCTCCGACACCGGAGCAACCTTCGCTCGCGTGCTTCGCGTTCTCCCCGACGGAAGCACGGTGCCGGTCCGGGTCAACACGGCCTCGAACTCATCGGGCAACTACATCGAGCTATCCGGTGGCGAGGCCACGCTCTACGACACCGAGGTCCCGCTGGACACGCCCGTCACCTACATCGCAGACGGGTTGATCGGCACGACCGCCGCCGGCACGGCAACCTCCAGCCCGGCCAGTGGCGTGGTGGTGGCATCGGGCAACAACCTCTGGCTCAAGGCGCCCCTGCGCCCGTGGGCGGATCAGCGGTTGGTCTTGTCGGTGCCTCAGGAGCCCGACTGCGTACCGGAGAGCGCCATCTTCTTCGTGTCCATGGACACCGAGAATCGGGCCAACCGGACAGTGGTCAACGTAGTCAACAACCGCAAGAACCCGATCCCGGCACAGCGAACCAGGGGCGGCATCGGATCAACACTCAACCTGGTTACCCGGATGTTCGTCGACCGAGACAACGTGATCACGCTCAACGCCGACGGAGATCCCCTCATGCTGGAGGGCCCGGCCGCGTACGGCATCCCCGACCAGTACATGAGCGTGGACAGCTACAGCGTGTCTCGGCTGACCACGAACCACCGTCGGCAGTTCCGGGCCCACTCGCTGCCCTATGTGGAGGTCGACCGTCCCGCTGGCCTGGCCGAGGGGATCCTCGGCGGCCGGTTCGCCGACATGTGCCAGAAGTACGCGACCTTCGCCGCCGCGACCGCCGCCGGACTTACCTGGGAGCTGGCGGTGCGCGGACAGGGCAGTGTCGTGCCGACCGTCCAGGGCAACTGGTTCTACTCCACCATCCCGCTCCAGTACGCCACCTACACGGCTCTCAACGCCGCGTTCCCTACGTCGTACACCGACCTGTGGAGGGGTCCGTTCTGATGCTTCCTGGAGGGACTGATGGCGCGTACCGGGACGCCCTCGCAGGACCGCACCAGCCGTACACGCGGATCGAGGTGTGGAAGGCAGGCGTGCGCCAGGACGCGTTCGGTGATGCCGGCGTGCCGGTCTACTCGGGCTCGATCAACGCCACGCTCAACTCGCAGGTCACTCGCCAGCTCACCCTGACCACTGACGAGGCGCTCTGGCCCGTGTTCGAGACGGACCTGATGAACCCGTACACGAACGAGCTTCGCGTTTTCCAGGGAGTGCGCGCGGGATCCAGCCCGCCATACGAGTGGCAGACATTCCGGGGCCGGGTCTCTCAGGTACAGCTCGACCAGGGGCACCTGTCCGTGTCAGCCAAGGATCGGGCCGGCGACGTGGAGGAGGCAGACTTCCTGTTCCCCACGGCCTCGAACGTGGGTCTGTCCTTGCTGAGCCAGTTCAAGCAACTCGTGTCCGACGGCGTACCCGATGCCACGTTTGGCGCCTCGACCTTCCTCAACTTCCCCACGCCCAACGTGGTCTGGGAGAGCGGTCGCAGCTCGGCCTGTGACGACCTGGCCAATGCCGGCAACGCCTTCTGGTACGCCTTGGCCAACGGTGACTACGTCATGCGCACCGTTCCCTGGACGATCGCTCAGGTCGCGCTCTTGACGTTACGGGACGGCCCTACAGGGAGCCTGTATACCGCTACTCCGCAGAGGTCCCGGGAGAACGTGTTCAACGCGGTGTCCGTGGCGGGCGAGCGCGCTGACGCCACCACGCCCGTGGTCGGCTTCGTTACCGAGACCGATCCAACCTCGGTGCTTTATCCGACCAGCGGATTCGGGGTCAAGGCCAAGCAGATATCGATCAGCACTATCTCAACGCAAGACCAGGCCCTCAGCACCGCACAGTCCTACCTGAATCAGTTCGAGTCATTGACGGTGTCATGGTCGTTGACAATGCCCGGCGATCCTTCCATGGAATTGGGAGATCCGTTCATAATCAGTGCAAGGAACTTGCCACAAGATCTACAGGTAGTGCAGAACTTCACGCTGTCCCTCGTGGGAGAGCCGATGAGCGTCAGTACCCGGGCAGTGGTGCCGGGATTCATCCAGGAGGGCTAAGTGTCCGGCACGACTACCAACTTCGCATGGACCTTCCCCACGGGCGGTGACGTGCCCAACGTCGCCTCTGACATGCAGACGATCGCCGCAGCGATCGATGCCTCCCTGGGTAACGCCTTCACCGTCTACACGCCGGTCTGGAGCAGCACCGGTACCGCCCCGGTTATCGGCAACGGAACCTTCGCCGCCCGATTCAAGCGATTCGGCAAGTGGGGCCTCTGCTTCATCAACATGACGCTCGGCACCACAAGCACGGTTGGCACGGGCCTGTATCGCTGGACGTTACCGGCAGGCTGGACGCTTCAGAACGCGAACCTCATCTATGGAGCGGGTGGAATGCTCGACTCCTCGGCCGGCTCATTCTTCGCGGGCGCAGTCTGGGCCTCCTCGACCACGCTCATCACGATCCGGACCCACAGCGCCACAAGCGAGGTCGGCGCCACGGTCCCAGTAGTGCCCGCGACCGGTGACATCTACCAGTTCCAGATCGTGGCGGAACTGACGTGACCAACCCGGACATCATCATCTCGGACGCGCTTCCGCCGAATACGAGCATGCGCATCGGTGTCGCGGCGCTGGATGCTGATGGCGTGACGATCATCGTTCGCGTGGCCGGGCAGAAGATCCCGTGCGGGTTCCTCGATGCCCCTGCCGCGTACACGATTGGCCAGCCCGTCGCGATGCTCCGATGTGGAGCGACGTGGCTCGCGCTTGGTCAGGTCCAGGCACAACCATGACCGCTACCACCGCCACGTGGGCCATCCCGTACGCAACCGGCACGGACCGGCTGTGTGACGCGGCCTCGATCACGGAGTCGATGGCTCGCCGGGTTGACGACATCATGTTCGCGTTCGACGCCGACGTGACGTTCCTGCACGACATCCCGGCGGCCCGCATCTCTTGGACGAGTCCATCGTCGCTCCAACAGGCACAGACCGGTGGCTGCACGTCGCCCATCGGTATCCTGTACAACACTGCGGACTACGACACCGACAACATGGTCAACCTGTCCGTCGACACCACGATCATCACCTACAGGCGCCCTGGGTACTTCTCGTTCGGGGGCAGCAACCAGTACAGCGTTCCGCCATTGACGAACAACCAGAGCATGAACATGAACATCTTCTCCCTGGTGCCAGTCAGCGCCGTCTGCGGTCAGTCCGGCCGCGACAACGGAACCGACTTCGCTGCGCAGAGCTGCTCCGCGCTCAACTTCATCGCCGCCCCGCGACCTGTTGGTAGTGAGATCGAGATCGACACGGAGTTGTGTCGGGGTGGTACGACCGGTGCCGGCGTGTGCCTCATCGTCCAGTACAGCAACATGTATGCCCACTGGATCAGGGAGGTCTAGTGGACCTGACCCCGCACGAGCGATTCCCCTTTCCCGAGGCCAACGACCCCGGTAACGGTGCGCTTGACCTCCAGATCCTGGCCGAGGCCATCGATGCCAAGTGCGTGACCATGCTCGCGGACCTGCGTCGCATAGTAAACCGGCCCATGCGACTGGTAACGCTCAACGGCAACGGTCCAAACACAATCATCGCCAACGCGTTCTTTGACATGTTCACTGCTGGTGCCGGCCAGTGGGTCAGCCAGATCGACACCACGGGCGTCTTGAGCTTCGACGTAACACAGATGAGCGGCATGGGAACCACACCCGGCGTCTATCGTTTGGGTGTCATCGCGCTCACCAACCCGGCCGTCGTGGTGACCGCGAACTCCATCCGCACCATCCGCCTGACCGCGACCATCCCGGTCTCCGACCCCTCGGTCTTCCCTGCTCCGAGCACGACGGCTATCAAGCGCTCCCAGACAAACGTTTATGAGTGCGGTGTTGGCGTCACGGACATGCAGTGCGAGCTGGAGTTCGCCACCGCGTTCCCACAGACCACCGTCCTGGACGCCGAGATCACCCATGCCAACGTAGGCTCGAACTTGGTCCTGCTGACGGGAAGCGTCATGTACCTCTATCGAGTGGGGGATGTGGACATCTGATGCCCGGAACGACCTCGCTCGGCCTGCGCTACCCGCTCATGGGAGAAACGGTAGATGCCACGTCCTGGCAGAACCTAGCCAATGACATCGATGCCCTCATGACGTCGATCAAGACCATTCGCGATAAAGCTTTCCGGACGCCGACCGCCTCGATCGGGGTCCTTGGCTCGGCGGTGAACAGCGCATCGACCGTCCTGGTCGACCAACAGTTCACCATCGTTCACTGGGACACCAACTCAATGGTCAACCTGGGCGTGAACAATGACCGCATTACGGTGCCTGCGGGCGTCTGGTACGTCAGATTTACCTGCAACTCCTACACGGGTACCACCACAAGCACCTACAGCCGGGTCATGGTCAGAGACACGCTCGGCAACCAGTGGGGCTCCCAATCGACCGGTAGTGGTATTACCGGCGGCCAAGGCTTCGGTCCCTTCTCCGTGTCGACGGTGATCCTGGCCAACCAGACAGTAGGCATCAAGGGGTCCATGCAGTGGACCGGCACTGGCGGTCCTGCGGTATGGGGCGGAGGCTGCGAACTTCAGGTCTACCGACTTCGAGAGGCGGCGGACGTCTAGTCATGGCTACCTATGCACAACTTGAGTCAGAACAGGTCTGGCACGATCAGATCGTGCCGGAGTTCATGACCGGATTCCTTATCGTTCCGCTGCGCAACTTCTACGGCCTAGATGCCAATTCGTGCGGTGCGCCTGGGGACAACAACCACCTGTACGGCCGTCATCGCAGCGCGAACTGGGACCGCCAGTCCGTCTACTGCACCAATCGCTCGTACGGCACGGTGGACACCAAGGATCACCAGGGAGACCAGGACTGGTACCGCGCGGTGGACGTCGGGATCAGCGGCCCTACGCTCTGGGATGCCTGCCACCGCATGGACTCCGCCGTCCGCGCTGGCCTACTGCCCGAGGTCGCAGAGTGGTTCGGGAGCTTCGACGGAAAGACGGTCGTGGGCTGGTACGAGGGCCACGCGTCCAGCTCCGATTCGAGCCACCTGTATCACATGCACGTCGGCTTCTGGAATGAGTTCGCGAACTACTTCCAGGTGATGGAAAAGGTCTACGCAGTAATCACTGGAGAGGAGCTAGTCATGCCTAGCGAGTGGCACACCGGAGATGCCAATGGGCCGTCCCTAACGCAGGGCGCCGCCGGCTACGCCGGCCAGCAGCGCGATACCGCGCTTGCGTTTGCCTGGCAGGCGGCCAACGAAGCCAACACCAAGGCCGATCAGGCGCTGGCCAAGCTGGACCAGGTGCTGGCCGCGATCGCCGCCCTACCGGGCGGTGGCGGCCTTGTCCCGCACACTCATACCCTGGCGGCTGGGGAAACGGGACCAGCCGAATCCGGGTGATCATGTCGGCGTTTCTGCTTCCTCAACTGCTCGCAGAATCGCCGAAGCTGTTTAGCATACTGATCATGAACCTGCGCAACCCGCACGTAATCTGGGCAACGGTCGCGATCGTCTTCATGTTGATCGCGGGGTCGGTCACGTTAGTTGCAATGGGCAGAGATGCAACCGTTGTCCTGACCCTGTCAGGAATCGTGGCCGTCCCGGTCCTGGCTGGCTTTGGGGCGACCATCTACCAGAAGGTCGACCAGACCAAGGAAATCGCGAACGGGAACCTCTCGCGGATGTTCTCCCAGCTCCTCATTGCCCATCAACAGAATCTTGAGCTGGCCAAGCAGTTGGCACCGCCGGCCCAGCTCCCAGCGTCCGAGGCGGACAGTGCCGGGCAGTAAGCGCGAGTACGTCTATACCGTCCACCCGCGACCGGATGACCTGCGCCGGGTGACCAGACAGGCGCGGGCCACGCTCGGCTGGGCGTGTGACGGAGACAAGCGTGTGGAGTGCTACGGCGTGACCGGCGAGGCGCTCGGCCTGGTTCAGTTCCGGTTCACGGTCGTAGCGCGCGATCAGTGGTACTCAAGACAGCTCGCGCAGGACATACTCAACATCATCACGTGGGGTCTGGAGAACCCAGCCGAGGTCCAGCTCGCCTCGACCAGGTTGCCGCCGCATGAGATGCGTGGATACCTGCACGGCCGATCTAAGAGATGGAGGGATCGTGGCAAGAGTCCTGATCCAGTTCGCCCGGCTGACTCGGACAGCGATCACGCTCCCCCCGACGCCGACGACGCTGGATAACGTCAACGGGAACTACGTGACCAACGACGGGTCAACGTTCCTGGAGATCTCCAATGCGTCCGGGTCGACCCGCACGGTCTCCGTGGAGGTCCCCGAGGCGGTCGACCAGAACCTGACCGTGGCCAACCGGACCTTCACCCTGCTCAACGGCCAGACCGGCAAGACGGGCATCTTCCCGCGCGAGGTCTATGGCGGCCAGCTCCTGGTGGACGTGAGTGGTACGGGCGTGACGGCGATCGCGTACTCGACGCGATAGGAGGGGCGGGGGCGCAGGTCTGGCCAATCCCCGTGTGCCAGCCTTGGCCTGAGATGAGTGAGCCGGAAGGGCCTTAACACCCCCACCCCAAGTCGATCTAGCCCCGGTCTGGGGAGCGGGGAACACCACCCTCGGCCGGCACTGCGTCAGGGGCCGCGTCGGGATCCTCGGCAGTCCGCGCGACCGAGATGATCGAGGCGTCGTTATCCCGCCAGCACGAGTCCCAGTCGAGGAAGAACGCGACAACGTTGTTCTCTGCGTCCGAGAGACTGAGAACGCTGCCCATTCCCTCGGCCTGGGTCACGGAGGCGCGCTCCGCATCGACCTCGACAGTGGTGACGTACTTGCCCTTGTCGGCGTATGTACTGGACCGAACGATGAACATGATCTAGGAATCCCTCTCTGTCTTCCAAGCCTTGTAGCGCTCGACCTCGTCCATTTCGTCCTCGTAGAGCGTGCCGTCGGATTGCTGGAGCCAGGTTCGCCAGTCCCTTAGCTCTGTGTGGGCCTGAGAGCACCAGTATGCGTCGTCGATCGCTCGGTGCTGATGCTCTGGCTGTGGCGGCAGGATCGCGGGTCGGTCAAGCCTGGTCCACTCCTGCATGATGTCGTTGGTGTACATGGGCATGCCCTGAGGCAGGTCAGCCATCGACCCGTAGAGCTGGGAGAGCACTACGTGGTCGTAGGCCCCGTAGTACGCCCACAGCTCGGGCTTGACCGGGTCGTCCAGCTCATCGTGCTTCAAGAGGACGAACTCCCGGACCATGTGAGCGATTGTGTCGGCCGCGACCACGCTGTGGAAATCACCATGCTCGGTGTCCCACTCGATGATGCCGCTGAGCATGCCCGAAGCGAACCCGCTCATCTTGATCGGGAGCTGGGGCACCACGTTCATGGACAACCATGGGTGGCGCACCAGCTTCGACAGCGAGACGTCCGCGTTGATCAGGTAGAGCGTTGCCCCGTCCTCGCGAACCATGCCGATGCTGATCAGTTCGATCGGTAGTGACGGACCTTGCTCAATGAACTCGGTGTCGTAATAAACGATCATGACAGGACACTAATGCTCGGAGCGACCTCGGCACAGATCTGCACGAACTTGTAGAGGTTCGACGGGATGATGCCGGTGTGATTGGCCGACTGACCCTCGTACACGCCCGACTCCTCGATCGGCTCCTGCGCCTCCTGGCCACGGAACCGCTGGACGTACAGCAGGCGCCCGTCCACCGTGGAGATGATGCCCATGCGCATCTCTTCCCGGTCGGGATGCTGGTGCAGTCGCCTGTTGCGGGACTCCTCCATGATGTTGGCATTCGCCTCGGGGTCATCGACCAACGTCTTCACGCACCAACTCTCGACGAACAGCATGAGCCCGCTGAAGTGTTCCGGCAGGACCGAGCGCAGGGCGCTGCGACCAGAGGAGTACGCCTCGCCTGCCGGATTGCTAAGCCCCTCCACCAGCCGGGGGAGCATCCTCGACGGGTCGAGGCAGATCGTGGTGTTGAACTGCGGGCACTCCAACAGCTCCATGCCCATACCGGGGATGCTGGCCAGGGCGTACATGGAGTTCTCCCTGTCCCAGCCCTGGGTCTCCAGCCACTCCTCGGTCACCTTGAGGGCCAACTTCAGCGCACTGTCGATCGAGTCGGTGGCCACGATCCCGAGGGTCGCGTCCAGGTGCGGATCGTGGAATTCATCATCGTGCATTGCTACTCACTCCTCCCGAGGACCGATGCGCGCTCTTCTCACGCGCACCGGCCCTCTCCCCCTCAGCGAGGCTCGATCACCCGATGGGCGGGTGTGGACAGCATCTCCTGCATCGCGATCTGCACGCACCGACGGTGCACGGTTTGGCCGCCCCAGCCCCCCGTTAGGTTTCCGATCTGGGTGGCAATGCGCTGAGCCGTCGCGGTGTGCGTATCACGAATGGTGGCCATCAGCTCCGGCACGATGGCCATTGCAGTCTGGCGTGCGGCAACCTGAGCCGCCTGGAGCGCAGCGCGCTCCACCGTGGCCAGGAGTCGGGAGATCTGGCTCTGGCTGAACCCAGCCTGCGCGGCCTGGGCCCCGATCAGTGCGTAGTCCGCCTCACTCAGAACCTGAGCGGCGTGGACCTGGGGGTCACGCGGCACGGAGACGGCGGCGATCATTATGGCCGTCCCGGGGTGTCGTAGTAGTAGGCCTTGTCCTCGGTCGATTCGG